ACCGATAACAGTCTGAGCACCAGCACCGTCTAATTGTGCTTGGAAAAGCACATCGGGATCGTCAACAACATATGCTTTAATATCACCACCATTAGCAGTACCTGTTGGATAATATTGAGCAAAGATCGTCTGACCTTGAGCATTCACATACTCACAACCAACAAATACACCAATGGAACCAACACCTGTGGTACCACCAATACTGTTAGTAGTGAGATCAGCGCCAGTGCCTGTAGCTAGTGCAATATAACCATCCGCACCGATAATGACAGCCTGACCATAAAATAGGTTAGTTGCCTCACCAGCAGGGTCGATTAGATATGAACTAGTAGCGCCAGCGTAAGGCATGCCATCGGCACGACGTACGGGCTTAAGCCCGTAAGGGGCAGCTGTAGTAGCCATTATATAACCTCTCTAAAAAATTATTTACCTTTACCGAATGACGTAGTAGAACGCTTTTCTTTAAATAAAGGCATTCGTTGATCATTCTCTCTCATAAAATTGTTGTCTACAGATTCCATTTGAGCTTGGTTTTGTTCCGCAAAGTATTCTCTACGTTGTTCAACCATCTCTTCAGGCATTTTGCAAAGCAACAAACCCGCGACCTCAATATTGTCTTTGAAACGACTATTGGGATCGACAAGCATTTGTAAATGTGGTTGTTCGCTAGCCAAAACAGGTTCCCAACCTTCTCGCATTTTGGACGAGACATTACGTGGGTCTTGTTGTCCTAACATTGCAACCCTAACCCAACGATACACGTACCCAGATTCTTTGTTTGGTTCTGGAAGTACTTCAGGACGTTTCCATTGTTTAGGTCTTTCCTGTGTTTCGCGTGATTCTAATTCGCGTGCAAGTCTAGTATCTTTACTATTATTAGCCATTTTGGTTCTCCAATCTCCTAAGTTCTTTAGCGTATTGTTCAGGTGTCAAGCCAAGTTTTTTAGCTAGAGCTACCTGCGACTGCTTTAGTACGATCCGTTTGGAAGATGTACTTCGGGATGCTGGTGCAACCACTGTGGCGGGTTTGTTTTCTGCACGAACAGGCTTGCCGCCCCCGTCCGTAGAATTTTCTCCCTCAAAATACTCAGGGAATCTGCGGCGCATTGTGTTGTCAACGTCCGACCAATAATCATCTGAACCTACGTAAGCATCGCCTTTGTGCCGAACTAACTTTTGGTGAAGCCCTAGGGCCGCCGAAGTCATTTCTTCATCTGTTCCATACCAAGTATTGCGCTCTTGCCACGCCATAGTTTTGGCATCTAGTTGAGGCTTAACAGCTTCAGTTGATGTACTATTTACACTATTTTCTTCCTCTTGTCTAGGAGGTACATAGTTTTCAATTTGTTGTCTTCTGTAATTTGCTTCAGAAAGTTTAGTTTGAGCTTCAACAATAGAGTCTGTATCACCTGATTCATACGCATCTTTATAGGCTCGTTTAGCCATTTCAGTTTCGTATTCAACAGATTTTTTAGCTGTATTTAAATAAGCTTCACGGCCTTTTTTAGCTTCTTCTTGCAGTTTTTTGTTTTCTGCCAAAGCTTTTTTAGCCATTTCTATAGCTTGTTGATGCTCTCGTTGAGCAGCTTCTTTAGCGCGACGTTCGTCATGCCACACTTTTTTCATCTGCTTTAACCGCTCTTTTACACCATCTGAATAGTTTTCAAGTTCATCTTTCTCCAAGTCTTCAACTATTTCTTTAGGCATTGGAGACCGATTACGGTCTTCTTCAGGTGTATCATCTTCAACTTTGAGTTCTACTTCAGGCTCTTCACCTTCAATTTCAAAATCTGGTTCTTCCTGTTCTACTTCTTTTTTCTCAGCTTCTGCCATAACCCTCTCCTAACTACGAGAAATGCCACGAGGATCTTCTACAATCCCCTCAACACTGTCGTCATTAATAATACGAAACTCTTTATTGTGGATTTTGATTCGTGTTCCTGCATGCGGTCGAACGAGAACAAAGTCTCCTTCTGAGCACCAAGGGCCACTAGGGAAACGGTCTTTGTCTTTATAACAATCCGGCCCCATCTTCACTACAAATAAAACGGTTGTTAGTAGTTCTTCGTTATGAACAGTTAAATCTGCCTTAACGATACCACTTTCGTATGCGTTTTCTATATCGGGAATTGCGCACAAAATGCGATAACCAGAGGGTTCTGGTAGTTGCTTAGCTTTACGCTCCGCAGTATCAGGTAATACCGTTGCTTCTTCTGGATTATCGGGGTTCGTGCCGATAAGAAGTTCACTCATCGTCGTGTTCCATCCTTTCTGATGTTTCAGTTAGTATATTTTTTGCTAGTAGTAACCCTCTATAGATGCCACATGAGTGTTTATACTCAGCGTAATCTTTAGCTTGTCCTACCGCTAAGTCTTGCTCTACAGTTGTTAATTCTCCTTCTACCCTAGTAGTAAGATAATTCAGGAGGTCTTTACTCACTCATCTTCCTTTCTCGGTTGTTGCTGATTCTGTTGCATTTGCTGCATTGCTTGATCTTCTTGCGCAGCTTCTCTTGCGAGTTCTATACCCATACGTAATCCTGCTTCTTGTTGTTTAGCAGATAAATTAGACTTGTCCATAGCAATCTTGGCTCCAGTCTGCATTCCAGCGATACGTTCTTGGGCTGCAATACGTTCTTTTTCGAGTTCCAAACGATCCATCTTTTCTGCCGCATCCAGAGCGACTTTCTGTTGTTTCGTTTGTGCTTCTTGTTGTTTGATCTGCAACTCTTGTTGTTGCATCTGAACGATTGGATCTTGTGCAGCTTGTTGCGCTTTCTGTTGGGCAACTTCCGCTTTGTTTCCTTGTAGGACTTGTTGGGCAGCTGCCGCAGCAAGCCGAGAAATTTCAACTTCTGTATCTTCATCCATTTCAGCATTTGGCGCTGGGTATGGAACACCCGCAGCTTCTTCGATCTGTTTGCGATATTCAAAAGCTAAGTGGTCTTGTATGTGTGCGGCTAGGGCTGCACCCATTTGTTTTGCCATAGGGCTTTGTTGTACTAGGGCCATTAGTTTCGGATCTTGCATAGCCGACATATGAACCGTAATATGGGCTTCGTGATCTTGATAAATAAATGCTTTAACAGGCTTCCCTCTAAGGACATCCATATTTTCTGATACCGGATCACGCGGTTCCTGGTCATCTTCCATTGGTACCAGCTTCTGGGCATTTTTAATTCCTAACACTTCGAGCATCTGTCGATGCAGGTACGGTAAGTTGTACAGCTGTGGCGCTTGGGCTGCCATCTGCAACACGGCTTGGTACTGCGTAACTTTCTGCGCCATTGTTGCTGCATTTGGATCTGACACAGGAATAACATCAACCATGTCATAGTCCGAACCTTTTGCACGCTCTGAACCTTCTACTGGTTCGTAAGAATACTCGTCTGATGTGTAGTCACGGATAATACCTTTAAGGAGCTTAAACTCCTCTTTCATGGCGTAATGAATCCGTGCCTGTACCGCACTCATGACTTTTAACGTGCGCTCTAATATAGCTAGTGTCGTACCTACAGGAGCCTGCGCTGACATATCACTGAGCTTGAGGTCAGCAGCTGAAGCAAATCTACGTCCTTCTTCTACAATGTTACCCAGCAGTGTGTACAGTACCTGACTTGGCTCCTTGTATGGGAGCGTCATAATGTTATCTTTTATTGTTCCACTGGTTACATCAACATCTCTAAACTCAGCTGGGGCTATCGGCGTATCATCGCCTTTAACTCTAAGGCCTCTAGTTTTAAAACCACCAGGCAAATTGGAGAGAGTGCCAGCATCAACAAGCTGCCTAATAATGCTAGTCCCAGATTTAGCAAAAGCACCGATAAGGTGAATAAGACCAAAAGCGTAAAAACCAAACCCTGGAATATAAGGGTAGTGAACGAAATGATTTCTTTTCTGCTTGGTATCATCATCTGATCTCCAGTTACGTCTAATAGCTAGTATTTGTTGCGTTTGTTTTTCAATAGTAACTACATAAGGTAGAGCGATACCTGTCTCTTCCCCATCATCTACATCTTCATACCCCACAAGATCGAGATCACACTGTACTTCAAGGACTTTGTATCGATCATCAGATGACGCACGGAAACCCATCTTCTCAGCAATGCTTTTCTCAATATCGTCGAACGTATTCTGTGGTTCTGGCAGATCTATATCTAAGTAGAACCCTGCATGCATCAACCGTCGCATCTCATTAGGAGTTTTACGCATGACATGAGTTACACGAGGTGCACTCTTTAAATCAGACACTCCATAAGGCACTACAACATCTTCTGCTGGGACATAAATAGAAACTTGTCGTTTAAGGGATGGATCGTAGTACACCTTCTTAAACGCATTACCAGATAGTCCTAGACCCCATAGCATTCTTTCATGCTCGGCTCTGTACTCAGGCATCTTGTCGGTAAGTTGATAATTCATATCATCCTGTACCCGTTTAGCTGCCGCTTTGTTCTCTTTTGTTTCTTTTCCTATAATCTGTGTTTTAACTGGGCCAGCAGCTGGGAAGGTTTCCATCATTGTTTCAGCTTGGAACTTAACCAGTGCTTCAGATAGGAGTGGATGGTAAACACCACAAGCACCAGGCCAAGGTTCCGTACGCTCTTCTACTTTCATACCCAACAACTCAAGGCCGTCAACGTATGTTTGTATCCAGTCTTTCCTAGAAGATAAGTCGTCTTCAAAGTCTCCTAGTAAATCACCCGCTATAGTCTGCAGTTCTTGTGGGTCAATCTCTTCTGCTAGGTTAGCGCCAAACTCATCATCAGCTATCGCATCAGGATCAATAACAATCTCCATATCGGGAGTCGCTATCGTGACACTTTCAGGGTCTTCAATTTCTATTTCAAGATCAGCCTCCAAGTTCTCTGGCATGGACAGTCCACCCATACCATCTGTGTCGCCTATACCCATTGGTGCTTGGTTTACTGCTTTATCTATAGAGTTTGTAGCCATTTTTCCTATCCTTAATAATATCCTGGTGAGAACCTTCTAAACGTACGCTCTTCCTCTTCTTCATCTAATGTTGCACGGAGATACCCACCTTTTCTGAACCGCATTAGTGCCAAGGATACCGAGTCAACATAATCGTCATGTTCCCCCGCAGGGAATGACGCAACCTCATCAATCACTTCTTCCGCCCAATGTGTAGGCGGTGCCCATACTCTACCAGACGCAAACATATCTGACACCGCGTTGAGTCTGGTTATCTTGTCGTTACCTTTTACAGGGGTGAACTCCTGTACAGGTATACCCATTGCACGCATTTCATAAATAAGCGGAGCACCGGACGCTTTCTTCTCTATAATTATTGAATCTGGGTTGAATTCATCAACCTGTTCTAGTGCTTTGCGTTTAAGCGCTGGAAATTCCAGCCTATCTCTGAATGCGTCAAGTAAAATTATATTCGCTTCTGTCTTTCCTGTGTCAGGATCTTCTTGGTAGAACACACCCCACGTTGTACACGCAGAATAGTCCGACCTAGTTGTCTTTTCAAACGCCGTATCCCACGATTGTAGTACAAAATCACAGTATGGTGGCCCTTCTTCTTCCCATGTCTGCCACCATTCGCGTTTTACGATGGCTGAAACCTCTGATGTAGGCGCTTGTTGGTACTGAGCTTGCCATTTTGGGTTAGGAAGCTCCTCTCTTAGGGCTGAAAGCTCGTCCATTGACCAAAATTCAGGCCAAAGTGGGTTCCCAGTAGGCAAAATAGCCGGAAATTCAATAACTTCCCACTCTTCACCGCCTCTTAACCCTGCTGCTTTAATAACTTGCCCCGTTAAATCACGTTTTGACCACCTTGTCATCACTATGACGATGGCTCCCCCAGGTTGTAGTCGCTGTCGAGGGCCGGATGTGTACCACTCGTACACCTTATCGTAGATATCTGGGTTAATATCGGCTAATGCCGCCTCTTGCTCCGAGTGGGGGTCATCAATAATGAGGAGATCCGCACCTTTACCAGTGACAGCACCTCCCACACCAATAGCAAAATAGTCTCCCCCGCTGTTAGTCGCCCACCGACCAGCCGCTTTTGAGTCTGACTGTAGGCCAACCCCCGGAAATAACTTGCTATAGACTTCCTGATCGACAAGGTTACGTACCTTTCTACCAAAGCCCACCGCCAACTCAGCTGTGTGGGACGTTTGAATTACTTTTTTATGTGGATACTTCCCTAAAAACCATGCGGGGAGCAAGTAAGAAGCAAATTCCGACTTCGTATGTCTAGGTGGCATATTAATTATAAGCCGTTTGCTCTTACCTGCTGCAACTCTCTCGAACGCTGACGCCATCTTAGCGTGATGCCTACCACTTATGAATGTGGGCCACACCTGATTAACGAACGCTAAGAACTTATCTTGCGCTTGTTTCTTTGTCCGTAACTCTTCTAACTTATCTAACTCAGCAAGTAGCTTCTCCTGCTCAGGCAATGAGAGCATCGGCAGTATAGCCGGAATATCCTTTA